CCGTCGAGGATGCGCTTCCCCCATTGGTACGCGGGAACCTCCAGCGCGGCCATTGCCAAGAACGCCGTCTGCGACGGCTCCGGTACGGTGCTCAGTTCCGGTGCGACGTTGACCACGTCCTGCCATGTGGCGACCGGAGCGGCCATCGGCGTTAGCCCTCTTCTTCGGCGGTCTTCTGGCGCGGCTTGTTCTTCGGGCTCTTGATCTTCTTGATCTTCGCGTTGATGGCGATGAGCACCTGGCCGGTCGTCTCCTGCGTCGCGAGCATTTCCAGGAGGTCCAGCGACTCCGTGTTCTCAACGAACTTCAGAGCGTCTTCGTCCTCCAGGTCAAGCAGCGGGTTGTCGGCGCGGAGCGGGTTCCCGACGACCAGCGTGAGCTTGCCGATGCGGGCCAGGGAGTCCTCGGGCGAACCTGTGCCGACGATCTTCGTCCGGAGCAGCGTCTTGACGGCGGTCTGCTTCATCGCCTCCAGCCATCGCTTCTCCGGGACCAGGTTGGTCCCCACGTTCAGCTTGATCAGCTTCCCGCCGTCGAAGGCTCCCTTCGTCCCGGAGCCAGCCGAGATCGAGATCGTCCCGAGTCGATTGTTCAGGACGGGGATGACGCGGAGGACTTCTTCGGCGGGCTCTTCGTTCACGCGAGCGACCTTGGCGGGCATCGTGACCTCTCAGGGGTTGTCGAACTGCAAGCAAAGTACACGACGACGAACCGACGCACAACCGCGAAGGAGAAACGGAAGGGCCGGAGAGGGGTGATTTCCTCTCCGGCCCAGATACGCGGCCCAGGCTTTCGCCCGCCGCTGCAGGATGTTTTACAGGCCGTCTGCGAACGAAACGCTGATCGGGTAGGGGCTGATCACACCGGCCGTCGCAGCCTCACACTCCACGTCGATCTTCGACCCGTGGATGAACGGAGGGTACTGGAAGAACTCCCGGCTGATCATGTGGCGGACGTAGCGGCGGTCCGGGTCGTAGGCGACCATCCGGTCGGCGCCTGCGGCTCCCGAGCCCGTGCAGTACTGCCACGACTCGATGGTGATCGGCTGGCCGGCTTCCTTCCGCGTCCGGACCGCGTAGGAGAGGACCGTGTCGCTCCGTCCGTCGCCCATCGACTGACCCGCGATCGTGAACAGATCCTCGATCGGGATGATGAGCTTCTTCGGGATGAACCGCTCAAAGGTCGACGCGGCCTGGCTGGCGATGATCCCGGTGATGTCGGCGATGATCTCGTCGGGGGTCTTCGTCGACCAGAGCGTCGAACCCTGGGCTCCGTCGGCGAGCGCGTACACGTTCGCGTTCGGGAGGTTCAGTAGCCCAACCAGGCCGATGGAGGGATCGCCGGCGGAGGTCGAGCCGAACGCCGTGATGCGGTCCAGCTTGCGCTCGATCGCCTCGCGGGCGGCGATGGCGTTCTCCAGGTCGATGTTGATGGGAGGACCGCCGTTCGTCGCGGCAACGGCAGCGGCGGCCAGGTCCTTCATCGTGTAGCGATAGCTCGCCGCGATGTTGTAGAAGTTGTGGGCGAACTCCTGGACGAAGAACGACGTCGCCGGGAAGTCGTCCGCTCCGCCCACGTCGAAGTTCGCGATGCCCGTCCGGGTGAACATCCGGTAGCGGGTCGAGATCGCGCCGTAGGGGGTGGATGTGTCGTGCTCCACGAAGAGCCGCCCCTTCATCGGGGGCAGGACGGTTTCGTAGACGAACGGCTCCACGTAGGAGAGCGCCAGCGCGGTGAACGCCGACTCGCCGGCGTCGCCACGTGCGGCGAGGGTCCGGCGGAAGTCGTCGGCCTCGTCGCTGGGGATGAACAGCTTCCCGCCGTTATCGGTCCGGACCTTGGAAGGCTTGCCGTCGAACCGCCTGCTCAGATTTCCCATGTGCGCTCTCCCGGTTACGTCGTGCTCGCCGCCTTCGCGGCCATCAGGTCAGTTTCGACTTCGACCGCTTACGGCTTGTTGGTGAAGTCCCATTCGACGATCGCGATGGGGGTCACTCCGTCGGCAGCGATGGTCGCCAGCGACCGGAAAACTCCCACCTTCGTCATGTCCGTGTTCTTGCCGGAGTCGGTCACGTTCGACACGGCACCGACGACCGTCCCGACGCCAGCGTTCGTCGTGTAGCGCACGAATGGGCGGTCGACGTTCGGAGCGATGACCAGCGGAACGGTGGGGTTGTCGACGACCATCCAGATTCGACCCTTGCGGAGGATCTTCATCTGGGCGTCAGGAACCAGACCGACTCCGTCGGCGTCGATGTCGCCGAACGCTCCCGGCGCGTGCGTGTAGTCCTGGGCGACGACGCCGACGAGCGTGTCTCCGGACGAAGTCATATTGAGGACGCCCTGCGGAGCGGTGCCCTGCTTGACGACCGTCCCGAACGGGATCGAGGCGCTGACCTCTTCGGAGAACCCGGCGACAAGGTCGACGTTCTCCGAGTTGTCGGCGATGAGTCCGGCGACTGCGGCCGGCTGGCCGATCGAGTTGATGGAGGTCTGGCCCATGACGGATGCCTTTCGTTCGGGGACCGCGAGCGGCCCGGTTCAGTGCAGATCGTTTTCTTACGACGCCGACTCGGGGTGCTCCTGCAGGTAGAGCATCCGGTCGCGGCCCGACAGGTGCGACCCGTCCTTCTTCGGCTCCACGTTCGTGTCGACCCGCGGCTGAACGAAGAACGGAGACGTGAGGGCGCGCGCGGCGTCGGAGGCGGAAACCGCTCCCTTCGGAGCGAGGTCCATCAGAGCGTCGAACCGGGCGCCGACGTCGGCGGTCTTCATGCCGTCCGTCTTCGTGGCCGGGGAGAGCTTGGCGATCGCCAGGCGCTTGATGCCGTCGGAGTCCAGCTTGGAGAGGTCCGCGTCGCCCACGAACGGGCGCACCTGGGCCTCCAGCTTGGCACGCGTGCGCACGCCGGCGTCGATGCGGCGCTGGAGGGAGGCGTCGCGCTTCGCCTGGAAGGCGACGGCCTCTTCGCGGCGCTGCTTGCGGGCCTTGTCCGTCTTCGACTTGTTCGCGGCGCCGGCCTTCTCTTCGGTCTCCTGCTCGACCTCGAGTTCGTCGGCGTCCATGTCCTCGTCGGGGTCGCCGAGCGTCTCCGACAGGTCGTCGGTCGCGCCCTCTTCCTGACCCGTCGCCTTGGACACCGGCATGTGCATCCGGAACTCGCCGTCGCCGTCGCACATGTCGCAATTCTTCATCGCCTCCGCGTCGTCCTTCGACGTGTCGGGAACCTTGCCGGTCCCTCCGCACTCGTCGCAGGGGACCATCTTCGCCTTGATGGCGTCGACAACGGCGCGGATCGCCTTGCGATCCTTGATGAGTGAGATCGCGTTGTCCTTCACGATCTTCAACTTCGCGGCGACGCTCTGAGCGGCAGTCTCCGCCGCGGTCCGAGCCTGATCGGCCTTCGCCAGCATGTCGCGGACGGCGGTCTCGATTGCGCTTGCGTTGCCTTCGGCGAGCTCAAAATCCCTGCCGTCGATTCGAATCGTCTTCATCGGTTGCCTCTCAGGTGGAACGGGGGGCTCGTCGTCCGAGCGAGAACCTAACAGCGCATCCCCGCGGTTGTCTAGCCGCACGCGGGCTTCTGGACCGGCGCGCGCGGAATCCACCAGCGCAAGATGGTTCCCGAGGATGTTCCTCTGAATGAACTTGTAAGGCCCATATTTCCTGATCAGCGCTTCGTCCTGCGTCGGATCCAACTCGACGGAATAGCCGTTGGAAAGCTCCACCAGAACGCCCGACTCGATCTTCCGGATCACGTCAGCGTCCGTCACCATCATCGGCGCGCCGAGCCACGTTTCGTCCAACTTCCGAACGTCCTGCCCGACCTGTCCTCGCTGGTACGTTCCTGTGTTCTTGTCGTTCAGGAGTTCCGGCGGATGCTGCTCCGTCACTGGAACCATGTGGAACGACTTCATCGACGCCTCGGAGAATACCTCCTCCGGCAGACGCAGTTCGTTGTAGACGGTTCCGTCCGCGTCCTCGTAGACCTGGATCCCGACGCGCGCGATCTTCCCGTCCAGCTTCAGCCAGCCGTTGGACATCTTCTCCGGCTTGGCGAGCTGGCCGACGGAATCGATCCGGCGGACCCTCTTCATTGGCTCTGACATCAGCCCATCCGTTCGACGCGTGGCGGCTTCGGCGCTGGCTTGGCGTCCGTCTTCGGGGGTGACTCGATCTTCCCGCCGTCAGACTTCCGAGCCACTCGCGACTCCTCGACGGGGCCGGCGCACGCGCATTCCGTGGTGCAGCTCGACAGGTGGGATATGTGCTTCTCGCAGCCGCAGGCCATCAGATCACCCCGACGCGCGTCCTGTCGATGTACCCGAACTCCGCATAGGTGTTGGTCGATGACGTATCGCCGGGTTGGACCTGCATCCGGATACGGGACGGGCCCGAGTAGATGTGGTGCGGAGAGTCCGCGAACGTTGCGCCAGGGATCTGGGCTTGCGCGCCGCTGCACGGAAACGGGCCGCGAATCGTCTGCTCGACCGCGAGCGGATAGTTGATTTTCGTGATCCAGACGAGTCCCGGAGCCGAGGCGTTGTCGCAGAAGGCGCGAAGGTCGGTCACTTCGCATTGCCGATTCGACGGGACGTAGTGAACCCCGAGGTGCGTTGTCGTGTCGCCAGAGGCCAGTGTCGTGATCGTTCCACCGCCGCCCGCGTTGTTGACGTAGAGCGTGATCGTTCCATCCGCGACGCCACCCGAACCGGCGGAAACAACAACGATGCTTTCGATCAGGGCGATGGTTGTCGACACGGTCGCTACTGCGGTTGTGCCGTTGAGCGCCACTGTCTCGTTGAAAGGCCCGGTGATCGTCTGCGACCCGTCCGTGTTTGTGACGAGGTTGTAGTACGTCACCTTGACCTTGCGCGCTCCGGTCCCTGCTGCCGCATCGTTCACCGATGACGACTTGAACGATCGCTGCGCTCCGGACGTCGGCTCCGTATAGGCGGTCGCCGAGATCGGAACCTTGCTTGCGGATGATGTGAGGATCTGACCTTGGGCGCGCATGGGCGGCATCCTGAGTCAGCGAGGGGAGGCTGTCAAACGAAAGGGCGCGCGCCTACTGTCCGGCGTCCCACCACGGAGGCTGCTCATCGTTGATGGTTGAGTAGACCTGTGACAGCGGAGTTCCTGCCGGGAAGCCGTGAATGCTCTCCGAGGTTCCGTCCGGATCCGTCACGTCATAGGTATCCGGGGATGCTTTCTGATCCAGCGCTACTGAGCGCCCGTAGATGTCACCCGGAAGCGCTTTCAGCACCGTTATTCTTGGGTCTACGGCATTCGCAGCAGGCTTGTGAACCACGACTCCAATCGCGCTTACGGTCAGGACCCTGATTTGTTCCTGCTACACCGCGTGGGCGACTCTCCGCCCTGGAACTCCGCGTAGAATCCGGGGTCGGTAAGGCGCGCAGGAAGGTTCATGGCTCGTTCTCTCGGCGGGCCAGCAGGGCTTCCCGGCGGCTCTTTGCCGAGTCACCGGCAGAACGGCTGTCAGGCGCACGATTCGGCTTGCGGGCAGGCTGTCCGCTCATTTGACGGTTGCTTGCTGGCGGCGGGTGTCGGCCCGTGCGGTGACGGCCAGACGCCTGCTGCCGGTAGCCGTCGCGTGGTGGAGCACTTACAGGAAACCGTTGCCGAGCGGTGGCGTCAGCGACCCTGCATTCAGGATGGTTGCAGTTCGGGTCGCAACAATAGTGGAACGTGATGAACGGTTCCGAGTGCTGGGCGAATATGCCGCCTGATGGCAATGCCGACGTGTCGTTCTGAATCGCAGGCAGATAGGCCATCATCGGCGCACTGTGGTCATGCGGACCTCGCGGGATTTCTGGCGGCAGCGCGAACTTGATCCGGCGTCACGTCTCCAGCGACCAGCAACCGGGCCAGAATCTCATCGGAGAATACGTGGCCACCGCGATTGAACAGTGCATGAGAGAAGTTCATGTTGGCCCGCTGTAAGTCGGCAACAACCGCCTCGAAACTCGGCACAGAATCGGCCAGCCCGAACGCGCGACGCATGGCAACTGGATCACCCTCGGAACGCCTGCCATCCGCTGCACGCCGCGCAGCGTGAGCGCTCACAAGGTTTCGCGCGAGGACCAATAACGCATCCGACGAATCGCTCGTATTCGTCGCCGCCGATGGGGTCGTGTCGCTCACTCGCGGGGTGTCCATGGGTGCCTCACTATTGGAGTGCGGGGTTATTGCAGCCATGACCCGGCGGACATTTCCGGCCAGTCTCTTTCAGGCTTACGCATGTCGCCGGTTGACAGCCACGCCGTGCTGCATCCATCCACTCGTGCTCCGTCGCCACGGACGGCTCGCCGAAGTTCACGCCAGCGATGACGGCTTCTGCGTCCTGCTTGCGGGAGAATCGGACACAGGCGTTAGGGTCGGAAGTCCACCAGTTCGCGCCCGGACCGCCTGCGCCGGTCCACCAGCGGTGTCCGCTGTCGTTCCGCACAGCCTCAATCAGCCACGCTGTTTCGCTCATGCTCGCCTCACCACGCCGCAAGGATGCCCAGCGCCGCAGCATTGCCCAGCAAAGTGAACGCCACCGGCCTGCCGGACGGGGTCGGTCGTTTTGATGCAGCTAGATCGTCGGCTGCTTCCGGACCTTCCAGTCGCTCCCGTCCCACTCCCAGAGGTCGGTCACGAACGCCGCCGGGGCAACCTTCGACTCGATCCCTTCGTACCCGGCCGGGCGGGGGTTGAAGACGGAGTCGTGCGCGACGACGGCCATCGCCCCCTTCGCCTCCCGGCTCCACCAGAGGGCTGCGTTCGCCGCGGCCTGAAAATCCGCCTTCGCGACGGAGAGTTGACGGAGCGCCATCGCCAGAGACTTCTTCGTCGTTTGGTGGGCATCGCGCTCCCCGTTCAACGCCCGCCCCAATTCGCCATAAAGCTTCACTGTGTTTTCGTGGCCATCTCTAAGAGCCTGGTTCCTCTGCGTCAGTTCGTTCACCGAGTCCGTCCGATGCTTGAGCGCATCGATCATCGCCCGGACGGCATCCATGACGCGCCCCTCTTCATCGTAGAATCCCGGTGGAGGGGGCGGCTGCTCCAGGAGGCGAAACAACTGCCCCCATGCTTGCGCCGACCGGATGACCGACTTTCCTAGCGCCTCTAGGAACTCCGCGTCGGTTTGTGGCTCCTGTGGGGCGATGGCGTCACGCAGCCGCGAGATCTCTCCCTTCAGGAAGGAGTATTGGTTCGTCCGGTCCTCGATGCGCTTGCCGATGGAGTCGACCAGCGTTCCGGCAAAGAGGCCCCCGGAAGGGATCTCCTTGAAGCCCATCAGCGTAGCCAGCCGACTCTCAGCCTTGGCGATCAGACCCTCCAGTATTTCGTATCGTTCCCGCTGCCTGCCGAGCTTCGCGGCGAGAGATCGAACCGTTGCGTTCTTCTTAGTCTTCATCGGACCCTCGTTCGGACGATCTCGCCCGTGGTGAGTTGGGTGTCTTCGAACACTGGCTTGCGCCCCAGAGGTTGCGCATCGGAGGAGCGCCCCGGCAACGCATCCGCGTCGTTGTGCACGGCCTTTGCCGTTGCCGTCGCCTCGGCGCTGCGTCCGACGCTGGCGCGCGGTCCGGGTGGCAGGTAGAGGCAGCTTCCGTCGTTCATGGCGACTGCTCCTTCGCGGCGTCCAGTTCCTTCAAGTAGTCATCCCAGCGGGTGACCGGCGGCTTCTTCAGGGCATGGCGGATCGAGTTCAGGAACCGGAGTCGCTCCGTCTCTGTCATCGGCGGGAGAGGCTCCTTCGTCGCGGTCGACTTCATTCGCTCCACCCGAGCTTCATCTTCGGCGGGTGCCGGACGTCTTCGACCTCGGGTGCGAGCGCGGCGGGGTTCCCGGCAGGCGCGGCTGGCGCCGCGACAGGGGCCGGTCCTGCCGCGCCCGCTGCCTTCGGCGCGTCCACTTCGACGTACACCTTCCGTTCGCCCGGCTTGCCGACGTGGAGCGAGCGGAGCGCCGCAGTGCTGGCCGCTCGCCGCGCCCAATCGGAGAGCGACCGCCCGTCCGCGTCAGCCGCGTGCTGCCACGCTACCTTCTCGTCGGGAGTACACCGGACGATCAGCTTGTCGGTGAAGAGCGCTGCCTTCACTTCGACTCCGGATCCTTCATTTCGCAGAGTTCGCGAAGGATCGAAACCGGCGACGGGATCTTCTCCAACTCGCTGAGGGCGCTGAGGGCGCTGAGGTCGCTGAGGGCGCGGAGGTCGCTGAGGTCGCGGAGGTCGCTGAGGGCGCGGAGGTCGCTGAGGTCGCGGAGGTCGCGGAGGGTGCTGAGGTCGCTGAGGGCGCTGAGGTCGCGGAGGTCGCGGAGGGCGCGGAGGGCGCGGAGGGCGCGGAGGTCGCGGAGGTCGCGGAGGTCGCGGAGGTCGCGGAGGGTGCGGAGGTCGCTGAGGGCGCTGAGGGTGCTGAGGTCGCTGAGGTCGCGGAGGTCGCGGAGGGCGCGGAGGGCGCGGAGGATCTCCGAAGCCTTTCCTCCCGTTGCAACGTCAACGATCGGCGGAAGAGCCAACAACGTCTCTGCGAACTTCGTGAACTCACTCCCGTCCTTCAGGTTCGCGGCGATCACATTCAAGCAGGGAGGGAGGATCTGGCGGACAGACCAGTCGACGACGCGATAAAGACGGCGACGTTCCAGTTCATCGCTTCCCCGGCTCCCGACGATCAACGGAAGCAGCGCCCCGCATTCCTTCCGCCAGTCTTCCCGCGCGTCCTGAGTTGAGATCGCCAGCCGATGAATGACCGGGCTTGTGCATGGCGGACAGGCGTCCGATTTCGGATCGAGCTTCTCCGCCAGCGCGTCGTCTCCGAACTCCCGTGCAACGTCCCGGAGGATGCGGCGTTCGGTCTGGATCAGGCAGGCGTCGCCTTCGGCTCCAGACCCAGTTCCTCCGCGCAGCTTGAGGGTCGAAAGGAACTCCGGGGTCATCCGGGCACGGGCTGCGGTTGCGATCTCAGTCAGGTTCATTGGGGTTCTCCTGTGCGACGTTGCGCGGAGCGTTTGTATACCCAACGGGATCGCGGCGTCAACACGGCTAACAGATCGGGACTTTCTAAATCCCGATCTGTTAGCCCTCACCCGGACTTTACGGAATCCGGCGGAAAGGCGTGCGGACAGGCTACACGGCGTCCGCAGGCGGATCTACGCCAATAGAGGGCTGAAATCCGGGTCGGGGTAGCAACGGCAAGGCCCGATCCCGCTGCCGGGGTGCCCCGTCTCGTCCTCGTTTGTCCCGCCCCCCATAGGGGGATCGTCCCATGTGCATCGGACGCCTTCGAGGTCGAGGTGACACTGTCGCTCGCGCGGGTCCTGGACTCCCCTCCAGAAGTAGCCGTCGATCCCGAGAGCCGAGATTCGCGCTTCGTTAAGCTTGCCGTTGAGCTGCGCGACGGACGTACCCGCGATCCGCTTCGCGTCGCTTTGGCTGCTCCCGTACCGAGTAGCCATCTTCTTCGCGAGAGTGTCCGTCGCCATGCCCGACGAGTAGGCGTCCTCGATGTCGCCTCGGAGTCGGTCGAAATAGCGCTCGGGGACCGTCTTGATGAACGCGACGTTCTCGGTCGTCCAGGCGGCGACGTGGTCCCTGATCGGCTTCTCGATCGATCCGTACTGGAGCCCGGTCGCTGCCCGGAGTTGACGGTCGAGCTGCTCTCGCTGGTGGACGTCGATCCGGTGCCCGAACTTCGTCGGGAGTTCCTTCAGCGCTTCCCAATCGAAGGCATCGTCGAACGTGTTCTGTGCGACGGCCGCAAGGTGGAGAGCTCGGCGCGCATCCAGGGCGACGGAGCGGTTCTTCCATTCGGTCGGTCCCGGAAGTTGGTGGGGGAACCAGCGCTTCCGGTCCGGCGGAGCGGCGTCCATCCCGTTCGTCCGGCGTTGTGCCGACAGGTCTTTGAGGATCTCCTGTTCGACCTCCGCGAACGCGGCGCGCGCCCGATCGCAGATCGGTTCGATGGCGCGGTAGTACGAAAGCTCGATCGCCGTCGGAGGGATCGGTTTCGGAGCCCGGCGGAGCCTGCTCTTCGGTCGGAGCGCGGTTAGCTTGCGCGCCAGCGCGATCGTCCCGGCGCGGTCCAGTATCACGTTCGCCGCCGGAGCATCGGTCCTACCACGTCTCGTTCGTGTTTCAGGTTCGCCTTCACGTCGTCCGGGTACCGGCCGTTCGGAACCGGGACGCGGCGGAACGCCGTGAACTCCTTGTCCGGGTCGTTCGCGTTCGTCGGCTCGCCTTCGACCAGCGCGCGATAGACGGAGACGTGTTTCTGCGCCATCGACCCGCCGACGGTCTTCATCCCGATCAGCGCGATCCTCTTCGGGTGAAGGCCCGTCTCTTCCCAGAGTTCACGGATCGCGCAGGAGAGCGGATCTTCGCCGGGCTCCGCGTGGCCTCCCGGATGACACATCTTCCCCGTCTCCCGGTCGGTCCCCATGATCAGGTTCCCGTCGGGGTCGAACGCGGCGACGACGGAGCAGGCGGAGCGAACCTTCGTCCGTCCGTTCTTCGTAACGAAGTCGGCGGCGTCCTGCGTCGGTGCCGGCGGCGCGCCCGGAACCCTCAGCGCCTTGGGTGGACTAGATCCGCCAGCGGCCGGGTCAGGTAGTCCACCTGTCGGATCTGGCGGGGCGGGAGGCTCCGGTGCCGTCGCTTCCTTCTGGGCCATCATCTTCCGGCCTTCGAGGTCGAGGACGATCGGGCCGTCGTTGAAGTCCGAACCGCCGAAGCGCGTGCTCGCCACTTCCTCCGGCGTTGCGATCCCCTTGTCGACGTAGATCTGGTCGGTCTGCGCGATCTTGTACCGATAGTCCGCCCGCGCGGTGTCGGTCATTTCGCGCAGCGGGTTCATCGTCACGGTCCAGCGCTTCGGCGGCTTCCCGTTGGCGACTCCCTGCGACGCGGCGAGCTGGAGCCCGATGAACTTCCGAAGGTTGGGGAGCAGCTGCTGCTTCTGACGGCCGGCGTTCTGATCGTCGAAGATGTCCTGGTCGCCCTTGCCCGTGTCCCCGAGTCCGCCCTTGCCCTGGTTCAGCAGGAGCGACGCAGGCATGTCCGCAGCGCCGGCCAGCTGCAGCGCGAACTCCCGCTGGATGTCGGCGACGCCGCCCAGGTCCAACTTCACGCGCTCGAGCGTCTCCTTCGAGTCGATGATCCGGGTCTTCGCGATCGACATCGACATCGACATCGCAATCGCGCGCGACTGGATGACCCCGACGTCGTCTTCGTCCTCCGACGCCATCATCCGGGAGAAACCGTCCATCTTCAGGACTGGAAGCCCGAGCTCCGAGAGCAGGATCGCGATGCCGTTCCAGCTTTGCTCGTACTGCGAGAGGACTTGGTTGATCCTCATCCAGATCGAGTCGCCGGCGCCGCGCATCTGGACGCGTGCCCAATGCGAGACCGTCTGACCGGGGAACATCAGCAGCCGGGATTCGTGGACGTAGAAGATCAGAGCTCCGGGCTTCCCAGCCGGCGGTACCTGCGACGCTGGCTCGCCTGGCGTCGGGAGCGCGACCGTCACGCCCAGGTTGCGAAGCTGATAGGTGCGCGGCATTCCGAACTTCGGATCGCGCGGGTCGACGTACCAGCTCCAGCCGATCAACTCGCCGTCCCAGCCGCCCTGGAACGCCGTCAGGTGAGTGATCCGCTTCACCTTCTTCCAGTCGAGAGGGATGGTCAGGTTCGGCTCCCCGTCGTCGACGCCGATCAGGATTCCGCCGCTGCCGTAGTTTCGTTCGTAGCAAAGGGCGTCGAAGAAGGCGCGCCCGAGCCCGAGCTTCTCCTGTTCGTCGACCAGCGCTTCAATCAGCGCCGTGTTCTCGTCGCTCACTTCGGGAAGCTCGCCCGGCGTGTGCTGCGACTGCGCGACCGCTCCAGGGGCCTTCGCTGCTTCGGGAGCGGCGCCAGCCGGCGGGAGATCGTCCAGCCGACCAGTGGTGCTCCTCGAGGCGATGCGGCGCGCAGCGCGTCGGGCGTCCCGGCGATCGGCGTGGCCCTGCTGCTCGTCCTCTTCAGGCTGGATAGAGACCGTCCAGCCGCGGCGGGTCATTTCGCGCGGGATCGTCTCGATGATGCGACCGCCCAGCGCGGAGCCGCGCCAGCGCTCCTGCATCTGCCAGCCGGACAAGAACTGATTGAAGAAGTCGGGGCCGTTCCATTGCCCGCCGTACGTCTTGTCCCGAGCCGGGTCGCCGATGCCGGTCAGGCGGTTCTGGTACCCGTCGACGACCTGCCGGAGGTTGCGGTCCAGGGCCGCCCGGTTGCCCCAAGCGCCGTCTTCGTCGCGCAGGACGACCAGCTTGTCGCCTCCGACCTCATGCAGCGGGATCGGGTCGCTGGGGGAGTAGCCGTCGATCTGGTCAACGACTCGACGTGTCTTCGGATCGCCCATGCGCGCGGACTCTACACCGTTCGAACGTCAGACAAACAATCCCAGCTTGACAGTCGCCCGGCGAATGGCCTGCGACTTCGACGACCCCGTCTTCTTCGGGGTCTTGATCACTGGCCGCTTCGGCTGGTCGGGATCGGGCGGAGGAGGCGGAGGTTCCTTCCGTGCCTTCGTCGACGAACGCTTCCAGTCGGACGCTGTCGATTCGCTCTCGTCATCCATCAGCGCATTGTATCCGCCTCCGGTCGCGTCGATCAGGTCGTCGTGCCAGTCGGGATCCGGGAACGCCTCGAGCTCATTGAGCCAGTCGTCGTTCCAGTCCCCGCGGACGATCTCGACGTTGCCGGCCTCGGCCTGGGCGGAGAACGGCTTGAACCGGATCAGCTTCTTCGACTGCGCCGGGTGCGCGCGCACATAGTAGGCCCGGAGCATTCGGATATATGCGGCTGCCTCGGCGACGCCGGCCTGGGCGGGATCCTGCTCGATCCCGATCTCTGTTTCCTGCCCGTCGAGTGCGGCCGTCTGAAGCACAAGCTCCTGCACCGACGCCGGCCGCTTCCGGCAGGACGCGACGTGCCCGACGATGATCCGGTCGCCCAGGACTCCGATCTTCACGCCGCGGGTCCAGTCGGGGTTCTCCTTGCCCTTCGTTGGCTCCGTCGACGCCCGATCCCAATAGCGGAGCCAGCGAACGCCTCGAGGAGCCTTCTCGAGGAGCTTCGACCCGTCCGGTCCGATGACCCATTCCCGCTTGAAGTAGTCGCCAGCCTTCGGCCGAACCAGCCAGTCACCGTAGAGCAGCTGCGCCCTGGTGACAGGGTCCAGGCCCATCAGGTGGACGCGGTAGTCGGTCTTCGCCAGCGGCGGGTTGTCCTCGAGGCGCGCAGGAATGAAGACGCGGCCGATCGTGCCCTTCGCGCGCGCGCAGTACTCCGGTCCCTCTTCCGTGTTCCGGTAGTGGAGAACCTCGCCGGGGTCCGCCTTCTTCTCGCACTTCGGATCCAG